TGGACTACTTCCGCCAAGGCTTGTACGGCAGGGGAAACAAGTTCCAGCTCTCGCAGTTTTGTTTCAAGTTCTGTAATTTTTTTATCCTTTTCGGCTGATCGTTCTCTGAATTGTTCCTCAAGCTTTGTTCTTGCTTCGGTGTACTTTCCTTGTTTTTCAAGTTCAGCTTGTTCAGCATTACGTTTAAATTCAACAAGTTCTTTGTAATCATCAGGAACTTCCATCAGTTCCTTTTTTTGCATCTTTCCAATTAACTCATAATTTTTCTTTTGTAAGCTTTCAATTTCTTTTTTAAGCTTTTCATTTTCTTGATTCTCCATAGGAGCGTCAGTAGCCATAGGCTCCTGATTCTTTTCTTCAGACATAAAAACCCATAAGGCTGTTAAGGCAGTCTAACAATAACCTTTCTTCTTGCCTTTGCCCTTCTTTTTCTTTTTTGCCATTTGCCTTTATTTCACTTAAAACCTATCATAACGATATGAAACCGATCACAGTAAAAACTCCGCAAGGTGAGCTTTTGTTGTCTCATGTTAAAAATTCTGTTCAAGCAACAGGATCAGAGATAGCCGTGTCATGGTGGAACATGGAAGTTAAAGAAGGTTTGTATGGTGTTCATGGACATTTGTTAGACCCTAAAGCCTGTGATGTTGTAGATATAATTAGTGCTGCCTCACAAGCCGCAGGGTTTGAAAATATTGATATTCCTGAAGAAGTTGAAAAGCAAGCCGAAAAAGATTTAGCAACTTATCCTAACTCTATAAACTCGTTGCCCTAGACATTCCTACAACTACTTCGAACAAGTCAGGATGAACTCTATATAGCTTGACCATTTTATCAACGTCAGCAAAAGTCTCTACGCTCATTGTTAAAACCTCAGAAGGATTAAACACTTGATTACCTAAACCGTATTCAGGAAATTTATAATCTCCGTAAACCTTGCCCATGTATGGATTCAAGTAATCATTAACAAAAGCAACTTCAGGATCTTTATATCGAATATTAGTAATGTTTTTTAGCTTATAAACAGGCTTATTCATTTTTTCAGTCATTCCATAGACAGGAGAAGATCCTGATTTATCTAAATATTTCTTCAAAATAGTTTGATCTTTTATAGCTTTATCTCCTGCCTTGCCAAAAGCTTTGTCAAACTTCCATTTATTAGCAAAATTATTCAATTTAGGATTTGCAACCTCAACAGAATGAGTGATTTCATGGAAAGTTGTTGATTTGCTCCATGTGTTATCCCATTTTTTTGATGTTGTGATTTTTCCTTCCCAAAATTCACAAGAGGCTCTTTGTGCTTTACCTATCTTTTTGATAGGAGGGACACCGTTAGCATTTGGAACAAAACCATTCCCGTTAAACATCCGAACATATTCATCTAAATGAGATTTTAAAATCGCTTTGTCTGTCTTTCTTATAGAACCTGTGAATTTAACTTGCCCAACAAAATCATTAACTTGATTGTCTGACAAGCTTGTTTCTAGCATACGTTTTCTAAGTGTTTTGAACTTATCCTTTAGTTTTTCGGTACTTTTTATATAATTATCTTGTGCTTTTTCCCAGTCTTTAAATCTGTCTGTATGACTTAAATTTAAGTCTGGTGAATCATAAAGCTTATCCATCTTTGCTTTTGATTTTTTCATTTCTACAATTTGTTCTTTAATACCAACTTCTTCTATTAACTTTTGACCATTTTTTCTTAAATCATCTGGATTTGAATCTACTAATCTTTTTTCAAAGCCTGTTGTTTTAGTCTTTACAGGAGTTGCTTTGGCCTTCGGAGCTGTCTTTTTCTTGACCGTTATGCTCTCTGGCTTGCCATATCTTTTCTTTAACTGGAACAAACTAACTTCTGAACCATCTTCTCTTACGAATTTCTTAATCGCATTATCAGCACCGTACTTATTAGCTAATCGGTTGAAATATTTAGCCTTTTCTTTCCCCAATGCTTCAATTTGTCTTACCCCTGGGGTGAACTTAGTACCCGCTTTTCTTTGTCCATACAACCATTTGCCATAAGTTTCGTTTGCTGGAACCATTCCACCAGCAGCAGCTCTTCTTCCCTCTTTCGGAACATCAAAGTCCCATCCCATCTTCTTTAATGCGTCATAATCAATCACAGCAACAGTCGTTGATCTGCAATTAAAATGCTGTGGCGGTTCTGGCCCTTTCCCATATTCAAACTCTTTTCCATCTAATGACGCACAAAGAGCTGTAGTTTTACTGTCTAAAGTCGAAACGTATTTATATTTTTCTGTTATATCTTCGTTTGCCTTATAAACCTGTTGACTTGCTGCATTTGACACCTGATTAATACTTGTTCTTACGACTGTTCTAATTTGATGAGAAGCCATATTTAAAACTTCTTTTCCTGCCAATAAATATTGTTGATTTGTTTTTGCTCCTTGTCCAAATTGCAACTTTCCTATTAATTGACTAACGATTGATTCTGTTGTCTCTCCAGATAAAAGACCTGTTCTAACAACTTGATTAAACTGTGTTGCTTGACGGCTTGCTAATCCTCTAAAAGCTTTTTGAACAGTTTCACCATTAGGCAATAAAACTTCTGCTCCCTGTGCTGCTGTTAAATCAAATGTTCCTGTTGATTTAAGGCTTAAAACACTTGGATCTTTCGTTACAACGGCTTTTGCAAAACTAGGACTAACTGCAACAGTCTGAACGCTATACCCTAACGGGTTTAAATCAGTTTTTAATACTCCATTAGGTAATGCTTGTGCTATTTGGTTTTCTACAAAACCAGCTTGTACTCCTGCTAAACCTTCTAACTCTCGAATCATTACATCAACGCTTTCCTTTTCCCACGTTGATAAGGATTCTTTCGTTTGCTTAATTAATGATCTTAATCTTGCAGTTTTATAAGAAGGCGGCCTAGAAGGATCAATTTTAGAAAGTTGTTTTGCTGCCCGAATAATGACATCAATATTTGATTGAACAATCTTCCTAGAGACACCATTACTAAAACGGTTTAAATCAATTGAGTTCCTGAATAGAACAGCAGGAGTACCTTCTTTCGTCATTATTCATCTTCTTCTATTACTTCTTCTTCTGTCACTTCTTCTTGCGGTTGTTCCATATCAATTAAACCGCCCATTTGTGTAGCTTCCAACTCTTCTTCAACTGAAAACTCATCTCCTAACACCTCCCCTTCTTCTAACTGCTTCAATAAGGTTTCTTGCGTGATCGTGCCAGCAGTATATAACTGAAGCAAACTTCCTATCTCTTGCGGATCAAGACGAGCTGCTAAGAAGTCACGATTTACAAAACTACTTCCAGCTTCGTTACTTCCTAAATAATTCGCATGATAAAGAAGACAGTTATCAATCATATCCTGCATCTGCTGTGCAACGACCATCATTGTTGAGTCTCCTTGAGATCGGTCTATTCGTTTTGACTCTGCTGTTTCTGCGGATAATTTTTGTCCTAACACAGCCGCTAAACCCAGATTATTTATTTGCTTTTCAAGGCGGTCTAAACGCTCAAATTGTGCATTAAAACTTTTACCATCTGGTTCTATATATTCAGCTTTACCCTCGGCAGGAAAGGCAATTGCTTCTCCTGGTCCAGCACTTACTTCTTCACTTGATTGAGGAAAGCCAAAAAAGGCCAACATCGGAACAGCACTGATATGAAGCTGGTTATCTAAGTCAGATTGAATTTGATATGCCTTTAAATTTAATTCTGCTATATCCTCCATCGGTGGGCGTGACTCCATAAAGTTCACCCTGTTTGCATAAGCAACAGAAAAAGGAATATCTGTTAATGATGTTGTTCCTTCTTCATATAAATCATATTCACCACTCTTTTCATTTTTGCGGTGAATCTCAAAAGCTCCAGGCGTTAATACCCTTACCTGCTCAACTTCTTTCTCTCCATAATCACCATCTGCTTCAAATACTTTTTCTAAAAGCCTTAGCTGTGTAAATTTCTGCATCCCATCAATAACTTCTGTCCTCCAACCAAGAATCTCTCTAGGGGTATAAGTCACCCAATATGGACGGCCTTTTTGTCCTGCTGCTGGAGCATCAACCAGAACACCAACGTGTCCATATCTAACTGCTAATCGTGCTGTTTCATAAGTCCATACATTTAGATCATTTCCTTGTAGATCAACATCAAATAACTGCTCTCTTATGACATCACCAACATCATTTAATCGAACAGGCTTTCTAACTAACATTCCACCCAACATCTTCTCAATGCGTTGCAGATATGGAGGAACGACAGAACGAGCTAAACGATTGTCATACTGATCATCTAATTCTCTTGGTTCTTGCGGTAAATATCTCCTGTGCTTTTTCCTAATACCAAAAGTTCCGCTTTGTAAATCTTCACTTAAAATCCAATGCGGTTCCATATTCTGCCAAGCAAAACATGGGTCTTCTACCGTCACACCTGCGGCGGCTTTTTCTCGGTTGTAATGCTGATAGCCGCTATACACGATTAAACCTCGACACTATGTAAACAGTTTATAGATAAAAGCTAATAAATTCTAATACCCGTTCCTCTTCCTGATCGAGCATATAAAGGATTGAACTCTCTCCAGACAACATAACCAAGTGCATCATTCATGTGATCATACCCATTTTGCTTGTCAGGATCACCCGTTTTCTCATCCCATGATTGTAACTCAAGAGTTTCAATTAAGGCTCTGCAACTGGAGCTAACCTCCAACCTTGATTCTCCTTTGCCGTTACATAAAAGAGCTTGAACAGACGAGACTCTATCTTTGATTGCTGGATTCGATTTGGGGCTTTGATTCGTGAACCCATAACTTTCGAGTATGGATATATCGGTGCGTGTTGCATTTGTTGAACGGTTCCCTCCTGATGCGTCTGGATAGACAAGAATTTTTCTTCTTGGATAGCGTCTAACCAACTCTTTCGCTAATGCGTCAGTGTCGTGAGCTTTCACAATTTCATCAATTATGACGAGCTTGTTTCCGTCCCGCACCGCTATGACGCAATTTGTATTCTGGATGTTGAAATCAATACCACAACGCAAAACTTCATCTTCATAATTAGGCAATTTATCTTTTACATGAATGTCTCTTGAGAAACGATCATAGACTTGTCCTGTTGTTAGATTTGTAAATTGCCCCTCAAGATAAGCGGCTATCAACTGAGGTGGATAATTCTCTTTTAACGAATCAATAAAGCCTTCTGGTAGGAATGGATTATCCATTGTTCTTCCACGAATTAAAGCAGTATCAGGTTTTGCTTCCTTTTCAAAAGTTTTAAAGCAATATCCATATCCCTCTGGAGTAGTAGAAACATAAAACTGCTGAACATTGCCTGATCTCAATCTGGCAAGTGCCATTGTTTGTGCTTGCTCTGCATCATACTGTCCAACGGTATCTGCTTCATCAAAGCCAACGGCACATAAGTTCTGACCTCTCAAACGCTGATAAGTCAAAATTGTTCTAAGCAAAATCGTATGATTTCCTTCTTCAAAAATTAATTTGTATTCAGGCAAAGGCGACACTCGAAACTCATAAGGTATTTCCCACTGCTCCAGAAGTTCATTAAAAGAACGAATCAAAATATCTCTAAGCATCGGAGAAGTTGGCTCAAAAACAGCACTAACAAAACCAACATTCATTGCTGCCAAGATGCAAGCTTTAGAGACTAAAGCGTGAGTTTTACCAGCTCCAAATCCACAAACTAAAGCTAATTTTCGATGCTGAGTATCATCACAAAATTGTTTTTGATGAGGCAATAACCCTTCATAAATTCTTGAAATAACTTCTTTACTTGAAGGAGGAGTATTAAAAGCAGCCTTTTCAGCAAAAGCCATTAACGGCTCGTTATCACATATCCCAGTAATTAAAGAAGTCAATTCAAATCAAACCGTAAGAGACGAGCTTGAAGTTCAACAGCTTTTAAAGCAGCTTGATGATTACCACGTTTTGCGGATTGCGATTCGTAATTTTGCAAACGAGATAAAGCGGATAGAAGCCACTGTGGACGCTCCAGTTCAGCGTCTAATTGTTGAAGTTTACGAGCACGTGCAATATAGTTTTCTGCCATGCGTAATTTGACATCATAATTCTCCGCACAGTACTGAACGACTTGAGTTTTACTGTGGCCATTAATTAATAAATTGTAGACAGAATTAACTCTGCAATCAATTTCTCTGTCTGTTGCTTTTTTAGCCATAAGCAAAATATAGCTTATTCATTGGATAAAGGTTTCAAATCAGCTTCTTCTGCTGTGCTGAGTATATCTGCA